CCCAGTCGCCCGACGTCGCTGTCGTTGCCTCGGGGGTCCATCTCTGTATGATCATGAGAGGCATCAAGACTGATGCGACTATGATCTCGTCCTCGATGCGCGGGGTGTTCTTTGACAACCCCGATCCGCAACGAGAGTTTCTATCATTGGCAGGTGTAAAATGACAAGAGTGCTGTCCCGGCCATCAAGTTTTAGAGTCAAGGAGTCGATGACGTTCTCTCCTCTATCCGGTCAAGATGTCGTCGACATCGTCGAGAGTTACGAGTCGCTGGCCGTCCGTTTGTCTCGGGCCATGTGGTCAGATCAGCCCGACCACTTGTTGGCTGGCTTCGCCGTCTCTCTTTATTCGCCCGACGTTATCATCGGTCGGCTACAAGTCGTCGACATAGGCGACGACTGTCCTCAAGATGTCGTGCCTCGTTATCTCGTTGCAATCTTTGGCCTCCAATCTCTCTGGGACGAGGTCTCGACTCAACTATGGCACGACAAGTTCTGGCAAGCCGTCGACGAGATCGTCGAGTCAATCATGAGCGTGCAAGATGTCACGGCCTTGGGATCGTCAACGTAACGGCAAGGGCCTAGAGCCGAACCTTTGGTACTCTCGGTTCGTCGAGTTTCTTCGACTTGGCCCTCGTCGATCAGTTCTCGAACTGTATAACCAGTATATACAAGATAGGGACGGAGAAGGCGCAACAAGGCGCACGTCCACCCCGAGTTCTTGGGGTCGGGCGGCTGTCGAGTGGAACTGGCGAGAGAGAGCCGAGGCGTGGGACGAGGCCGAACGACAACGACAGGCCCGAGAGTTCAAAGAGCAACAAGATCGAGCCAAGATCGAACGGATCGCCCTGTTACGAAAAACCAAAGCCCGACTCGCCCAAGTGCTCGACACCGTCGACATTGAGAGAGCCACGCTCGCCGACTTGACTCGACTCCTCCGAGCCGTTTGTCAAGAGGAACGAGCAGAGTACGACGACGAACCGACTCAACGTGTCGAGACGACCGATACCATCGTCGTCGTCGGAGGGATCGATCTCGATCATGACATATAAGATCATCCAAGGCAGTCCAGGCGAGGCACTCTATACCCCCTATGGTATTTGCTATGACTTTTTTCGATGTCGAGACCCAGAGGTCATAATAGCCGGGCCGGCCGAGACGGGCAAGACTCTTGTCTCTCTTTGGAAACTCCACCTTGCCGCTTGTAAGTATCCAGGGGCTAACATTGTCATCTCTCGGCTCAAACTGACAGACATCTATCCGACTGTGCTACAGACTTGGAAAAACAAAGTCATCAAAGATGCGCCCGTCGTGCCTTATGGGGGCGAGAACAAACCCCAGTGGTACGACTATCCCAACGGCTCAAGAGTCTGGATGCTTGGCCTCCTCTCCCCACAAGACGACAAAGAGATCAGCAGCAAAGTACTCTCGGGCGAGTTCGACTTGTTCTATGTCAACCAGGCCGAGGGCATCCCCTTGTCCATTTGGGAGACTCTAACAACAAGAACGACAGGCCGGGCGGGGGGTATGCCTTATTCTCAAGTCCTGGGCGACTGTAACCCGGCTGCCCCGACTCATTGGATTATGTCTCGATCTCGATCGGGTCATCTAACACGGTTCGACTCAACTCACACCGACAACCCGACACTATGGGACGAGTCGACTCAAGCCTGGACGGACCAGGGCGAACAAACACGACTGCGACTCTCTCGGCTCACCGGCTCACGACTGCAACGTCTTTTCTATGGTAAGTGGATAGCGCCAGAGGGTGCTATATACGGGGCGTTCGACGAGGTCAAGCACAAGATCGAGACAGTCGACTTGCCCCGAGTCTGGCCTCGGATTGTCGGCGTCGACCCCAAGGGCGCATACACCGCTGCCGTCTGGTTGGCCTTCGACCCCAAGACGTCAGTCCTACACGTATACAGAGAGTACTACCGACCATTTGGCGAGACGACTCGTCAACATGGGGCTAACATACTGTCAGCCACAGGCGGCGAGTATGTCATTGCCTGGGTGGTCGGTCAGCCAGCCGAACGTCAGGAGAGGGTCGATCTGTCTAGCGCCGGTATCCCGGCCATTGCCCCGCCGATCAAAGAGGTCTGGTCGGGCATCGACAAAGTCAACGAACTGATCCGCGACGATCTGATTGTTATCCACGACTGTTGCATCAACTTGTTGTCAGAGATCGGCGACTATCGTCGAAAAATGAAACATGGGCAAGCGACCGATCAGATCGAGAACAAAGACCAGTACCACTTGCTCGATGCCCTTCGGTACGCGATCGTTTGGTTGACATACTCGTCGCCGGGCTTGCAGATCGTATACAAGCCCGAGACTATAGGAGGAACATATTGACATGAATATATTCGACAGGCTTAGAAAAAGGGTCCTTGGCCGAGAGTTCGACAAACTGGCCGAGGCAATGGCGATCATGAACCAGGGTTATTACGACGGCCCCTGGCGACTTCCCCCGAACGAACTCGCCCGAGAACTGGCCGAGGTTGACTCTCAGTTGCTCTATGACTTGTTACAACAAGCCGGGTGGGAGGTCGTCTCGGCTGCCGGGTACGATCTCGGGGATACTGCCGAGAGAGAGAGATCAGTCAAGGAGGCAACGAGACTGTGGAAATACTCGCCGGTCGCTCAACAGATCGTCACGACTTGGACGTCGTTCGGCGTGGGCGAGTCTGTCGAGATCAAAGCCACAGACCCAGAGGCCGACGAGGTCTGGTCAGAGTTCTGGTCGTCTGATCGTAACTCCTGGCTATCGTCACATCAAGGCATGAGGTCGTTCTCAAACTGGTTGGTTGTCACCGGCAATCGGTTCTTGGCTGTCTATGCGTCCGAGACTGACGGAGAGGCTTATGTCCGACGACTCAAGACGTCAGAGATCGTCGAGATCGTCACTCACCCCGACGATGACGGCATAACCTTGTTCTATAAACGAGTATGGTTGGGCGCGAGTGGATCGGCGCAGACTTGGTATTATCCCGACTGGTGGGCTTTTTTCTATGCCGGTCTTGATGACGAGTACAAAGACGGCCAAACCCTCGCCGAGTACGCTCTGCCCACCGACGCGATCAGGGCTGATCGTCTCAACAGTGACGACGAGACAGGCACGGTCGTTTGTGTCGTCAACACCAAATTTGGAGAATGGGACGACGGCTCGCACTGGGGGAGATCGTTACTCGCCCCCGCTGGTGCGCCTTGGATTAGGGCACATAAGCAGTATTTGGAGTCTCGTCTGGCGACGGCCAAGTCAAAGATGTTATACGCCCGAGACTTGACCGTTAAGGGTGGCTCTCGGGCCGTCGATGCAGTTCGTCGCACCCTCCAATCGTCCCTAGCAACCTCGGGCTATCTTGAGACGAACCCGCCCCCAGTGCCCGGCGCTGAGTTCGTCCACAACCAGGCGTTGACGATGCAGGACCTGCCGATCAGAACCGGGGCGAGTGACGCGCACATCGACCACGAACAATTCGCCTGGATCGCCGGTCTCTCGGGTGGCTTGTTCAAATATTTCCTTGGTCTTGAGTCGACTCGTTTGGCGACTGCCAAAGCGATGGACAAAACCCAGTTGATGCGGTTCTCCGAATATCGTAAACTGCTCACCGACGCCTTTGGGACTCTTGTTCGTATCGTCTTGTTGTTTCACGAACTGTATAGCACAGAGGCGAGGGACGGGGAACTCGGGACGGCCTTCGAGTCATACGAGGCCGAGGTCTCGATCGACTCTCTCGTCGAGGCCGACGTCGAGAGCCTGACGACTTCCGCTGTCTCTCTCGTCAAGGACATAATTATGCCGGGGATAGATTATAACTTGATTCCAGACGAGACGGCTCAAGCTATTATCGCCTTCCTGGTCAGGACAGTATTGACCGGCTTTATGCCTGGGGTCGCTTCTCAGTTGACAGACGACCAGGCTTTTGGGATCGACACTCAGCAAGAGACAGACGACGAACCGTCGACGATGTCAGAGGCGCACGACGGCCAGGAGATCAGCTATCCGTGCCCGTTGCCTGGCTGTGGTGGGTTGACTGCGATCCTATACCCCGGCCATAAAGGGTTGCTCGTTTGTGCCAAATGCGAGATGACTTTTGACCCAGTGATGGAAGGCGAGGGAGAGACTCATGACACAACCTGAACCTTTGACAGAGCCGACCTCGACTCGACAAACGTCGTTAAGCAAACGACAAGACAAAGAGAGGCAAAGGGAACTCAAGGCGACGACAAAGGTCGTCCGAGACTCGATGTCGGCGGCTACCAGTGACGGTTTTGCCCGTATCGCCGCAATATCAGACGAGGAATGGCAACGAGCCGTCGACGAGGACGAGGCTTCTCAAGTTGTCGAGATCGGCGAGGCGAGACGAACTCGGGAGGAGATCGTCGCCGAGTTCTCGAAGGTCGGGCAACTGGCGTATATGATGGCCGAGATGGACGAGTCGGACTCGCAATATCTCTCCGCGACTTGGTTCCGGCAAATGGTTACAGCCTTCGAGTCTGAGGTCTCAAAGCAGGCCGAGGCATCGGGTTGCCCCGGCTATCGTCGACGACTCGTCAACAACGGGATATTGACTGTGCTCGGTGACTTGGCCCGATCGACTGCCGAGTCTGTCGTCAGTACCTACAACCGAGATTTAGCCTTTGCGATCGAGGCGATTAGAAGCGAGACCCCTACCGCGAACCGATACACTTATGCCTCTCGGTTGAGGAAGTGGTCGACAAAAAGAAGCGGGTGGAAAGACCCGCAGGTCGCCCAACAGATCGAGGGCCAGGCTAGGGCGATGGCTCAACAAGAGTTCTATGCTAGAAACTTGAGAAAAACCGGGTACGCGATCCTTCGACCCCGTACCGCAGTTTGCCCAGTCTGTCAGGGGTGGATAAATCGGAAGTGGGTTCCCCTACAGACGGCGCTCAACGCGCCTCCACCTTATCACGTCAACTGTCCCCACAAGTGGGACACCCGGCCTAACCAAGTGCCGCCTGGCGGTTGTCGAGACCTTTGGATGGGCGAGTGATGGGCATACACTCTGACGATCAGAACCGGGCCATTTTATCGTCACTTGCTGCTGCTTTTGACGAGGGCGAGTGCCTGATCGACGAGGAGACCGCCGCATACATCGCTGCTGATCTCCGACGACTCTCGACACGTCTCAACCACTCGTTGTTCTCTCGTCTTGTTCTCTCGTCTATTATCTCGATCTATGCCGTCCTGATCGGCTTGCCCTGGCCCGTCGCTGCTCTGATCGGCCCCGTTGTCGTTCGAGTCATTGAGTGGAGGTTGTATGGTAAAATTACGAGTTGAGAACGGGGTGCTTCTTCGAGAGTACTTTTTGCCATACTCTCGAAGGTTGGGACGACACGTCACCCCGCCAAAGACCTGGACCCAAGATCGAGACGATCGAGTCCAACAACTAGCCGACGAGATCATGGCCGAGGCCGCCGAGCATCTTGACGACGGGGCCGATCAGTCGAGGGAGCTTGCTCTACAAGTTGCCGAGAGGATTGTCAGGAACGAGTTAGCCAAACGAGAGGGTCTCGTCAGGGGTTGGGTTCCAGTGATGCGAGACACAAAACGCGACCGGCAAATGATCGAGGCTTTCAAGAGGTACTGGGTCGAGATGCACCCAGAGCTTGACGATCTCTCGATCGAGTTCGTCACGTCAAAGCCCGTCCCTGACGGTTACTACATCTATAGCAATGGGAGGATTGTTCCCCTTGGCTAAAAAGTATATGGGTCATACTCTGACCAGAACTCCTATAGGCGATGTATATGTCCCCGACGATTTTCCCAGGCTCTTGCCCTGGCTGCCTTTTGTTCGCTGCCTTCGATCTCGATCAAAGTCTCGGGGCTTCTCGATCGTCTCGGCCCGAGTCGTCGTCGATGACAAAGGCGACCCCGTCTTATGGGCCGACCCAACCCAAATGCTGATACACCCGGCCTCGTTGTCAAGTGACGATTTGCTGAGGATTCTCTCCCTGGCTATTGACCCAGAGGACCAGTTATGATACAATGATTTTAGACCACTAGCCTTTTCAGGGCGAAGTCAACATGGCTTCGCCCTGTTTTTGTTTTCAGGAGGCAACTATGTCTCTCGACATCCAAAATATATGGCCCGACGAGAACCCCGTCGAGATCAGGGCCGCCGCTGCTCTCCCCGCTGCCGGGGCCTACGACCCCAACCCGACAGAGATCGCCGTCGCCGGGATCGAGTGGATCACTTTATACTTTGCTTATACGAGAGGAGGCGCGGGCGGGGCCTTCGATTGGCAGATCCAAGTATCCCCGTACTCTGCCGACACCGGGGGCAATGACTGGTTTGCTCAAAGTGTATACGCTGCCGGGGCCGTCGTCGCGGGGGTCGACACCACCTCGAACGTTCAGCGAGAGGAAAACAGCTATCAAGCGACCGGGGCGGCGGTTGAGACGTTTGTGCTAGGGCCGATCAGATTGGCCGGGACGATCGAGAGAATCCGAATCCCTTGCCAAGAGTCGGGCAACGTCGGAGCGCCAGGCAATCTCGAAGTCATGGCGGTGATGCGGTAATGTGCGTGCTTACAAACCAATCGGTTGTTCTAATCCCCGCCCAGTATAACGAACTCAGGTTCACCATTGCCTATGTCCCGACTGGGCACGCCGAGGGACGGTTGTACTATGATGCCGAGAGCAAGACCCTGGCTTTGCAGACTGACGTAACCGACGTCACCCTCCAGATCGGCCAAGAGCAGTACCTCAGAGCTAGAAACAACGAGGGCGCTCAGATCGACAACGGCGAGGTGGTTTATATCTCTGGTTCGACTGGGGACATCGCCCAGGTCAAACTAGCCAAGGCCGACGCCGCCGCAACTGCCGGGGTGATCGGGGTGGCGACTGAGGATATTGCCAATAACGCCGATGGATATATCACAACTTTTGGCATCGTTCGAGACATCGACACGTCCGCTTTTGCTGCCGGGACTGAGGTATATCTCTCGCCCGGAGTCGCCGGGGCTATAGCAAACGTCAAGCCGGTTGCCCCTGACATCCCGGTGATCGTCGGGACTATAATTCGCCAACATGCCACGCAAGGGCAACTCTTTGTCAACGTGGTTAGGAGTATATGATGTTAGGTGTCATGAGTCTAACGAACAAGTCCCGAGCGATCGTCATAGCCCGGCAAGTGTTTGTGGGGGTGTACCCCGGCACTGATTATTCCCACTTTGAGACTGACGGCACTATGGTTGCTTACGGGGCGGCGACTTGTTGGCGAGACGAACTCCAGAGCCTGACCGGGGCGAGACTCCAAAGCCCTGCCTCTGACATCGTCGAGAATATCCCCGAGGCGGCAGTCACTTTTGAGACGGGGGCGAGATATCCGACCGACTATATTACAACCAACCACCAACTTAACCACGACTGGTTCCCAGGCTCAGTTATTCGCCCACACCTGCATTGGTGGCAAGTATCGGCCAATGTCCCCAACTGGTTATTGGCATATCGTTGGCAGAAGCAGGGAGATGTCAAAACAACGGCCTGGACTCTGTTAGCTTGGGCAAGCAACGCCTTTGCGTGGGCGGCGGGCGCTCTGAACCAAATTACCGGGTTTGGCTCGATCACCCCTCCAGTCGGCTATGGGCAAGTGTCCGACATTGTCCAATTTAGAGTACACCGAGACGTGACCAATGTCAGCACTCTATTCGCCGGGGCCGACCCCGAGGCCGCCGATATTGACGCGACCAATTTTGATACTCACATCGAAGTCAACATGCTGGGCAGTCACCAGGAGTATACCAAATAATGCCTTGGAAAGTGTTTGAGATCGACGATCGCTATTGCGTCTATAAAATCGACGAGAACGATCAGGCTATCGGCGAGGCCCTCCAATGTTACGACGAGCCAGGCCCCGCCGACGCTTACGTCCGGGCACTATACGCCAACGAGCCAGAACTCGGCGAGGCGGCGACCCTCAAGTCTCAAGCCCAACGACTCATGAGAGATGTCGAGACAATTCTCAAGGACAAGTCGTTGCCCGAGTCATTGAGAAAAGAGATCGAGGACGTCCGGTTGGCCCTACGACGAACATGGGCCGACTTGGCCGCAGACCAGGAGGAGACTATGTCAGTCGATTTTATTCCCGTCACTCAAACCCTGATCGAGACGCTTCGACAACTTGTCGACGAGTTTATGATCTCCGAGGGTGACGACTCTCTCGAACAACGGGCGAGTGCGATCAAAAACGCCTTCCGGGCCAAGTACCCAGGCGGCGACTCGATTGGCTATGATCGTATGCCCTGGCCCCGAGATGTATTGGAGGGGCACTCGTCTCTCGGCGACTCGTTGGTCGTGGAATATGAGGGCAAGTTGTACGCAGTCGAGTACAGCCAGGCCGGTGACGGGTTCGAGTTCTCAGCCCGGCCCGAGTGGACCCCAGTCGTCATGAGTTATTCGACGGCTCAAGATATGACCGCCGAGTCTGACGACGATCTCGTCGAGTTGTCCGAGTCGTTGGCCGGGATCGTCGATCTGTCAGAGGTCGATCAGGCGACCGATCTCACCCCTGCCCGGTCGCCTCTCTCGATGACGGTGCGACTCATCCAACCGGGTTGGGGCAACAAACGGGACGGACACTATTACCCCGCCGACGTCCTCCGTCGAGACGCCTCGATCTTTGAAGGGACAAAGATGTATCGCACAGATCACCGTCCCGACGAAAAGTCCGAACGGACGGAGGTCTCGGTCGTCGACAAGATCGTCAGCTTTGACGAGGGAGCGCCAATCGCTCGGGTTACAGTCTTTGACCCTGACTTTGCCGAAAAAGTCAGAACCCGAAAAGCCGCCGACAAACTGGATACGCTAGAGTGTTCTATACTCGCCAAGGGGCGAGCTAAAAAAGGAGAGATCGACGGGAGAGAGGCAAAGATCGTTGAGTCGATCGACGAGGCCGTCTCCGTCGACTGGGTAACACGCGCCGGGGCAGGCGGGCAGGCCCGGGACGTGTTACAAGAGAACGAACAAGAGGAGGCACAACCTATGCAAGACAACAAGCCAGATCAGGCTCAACCCGACGAGACTCAAGTCGAGGAGGTCGACATCGAGGAGACCGACATCGAGGAGACGGACGTCACAGAGCCGACTTTTTTGTCAGAGCAAGAGGTTGCCGACTTCCTAGACAAGCGCCGACTTCCCGCCGTCGTGCGCGAGAGACTGGGTGCTGGTCAGTACCAGGACGAGACCGGCTTGCAAGAGGCGATCGACGAGGAGGTCGCCTATGTCAAGCAACTGACCCGATCGGGCCAACCGTTCGGACAGGGCGAGTCGACGGCCAGCCCACCCAAGTCGTTCGAGGAAGTCGAGCAACAAAGTCTCGATCGCTTCAATCGCATTATGCGAGAGATCGGCGCAACCCAGGTTTAGCCGGGTTGTAGAATAGAGGAGGAAATTAGCTATGTCCGATACCTTTTACAGTGGTCCCGACTGGCAAGTCAGCAGCGGGCCGAACGTTCACCGCGACGTCCACGAATCCAATGTTTG